ACAAGTTGATTTATGGAAAGAAGTATATCGTGTCCTAAAACCAGGTGGGCACTTACTATCATTTGCAGGTTCAAGAACTTATCACAGAATGGCAGTAAACATAGAAGATGCTGGATTTGAAATTAGAGATATGTTAGGGTGGTTATATGGTAGTGGCTTTCCTAAATCACATAATATTGGAAAAGCAGTTGATAAGTTTGGTGGAAATAATCATTTATCAAAAAAAATTGCAAGTGAATTAAAAAAAGCAAGAACTAAAAGAAATATAACCTTAAAACAAGCAGATATTTTGTTTTGTAATGGTAGCACTAATTATTCTTGGTATGAAGGCAGACCTGCAGGACAAAGAATTCCTGATGAAAAAACATTTGAAAAAATATCAGATGAATGGTTTGAATTAAAAGAAATTAGCAAATTAGTTAAACAGGCAGATAGAGAAATAGTTGATGTAAAAGACAGGGGAAATGGAAGGCAATTTGCAGATGGTAAATCAGGGTTTAGCAAAGGAAAAACAATTTATACCAAAGGCAATTCACAATGGGAAGGTTGGGGAACTGCACTAAAACCTGCACACGAACCTATTGTAATGGCAAGAAAACCATTTAACACATCAGTAGCAGAAAATGTCTTAACACATGGCACAGGTGGAATAAACATAGATGAGTGTAGAGTTGGAACAACAGATAATCTAAATGGGGGAACATATGCTAAAAACTCAACGATGAAACAAGAAAATGCCACCAGTTGGTCTAAGCCAGTATTAAAAACAGAATTTATACAACCAGAAGGAAGATTCCCTGCAAACATAATCCACGATGGAAGTGAAGAGGTATTAGAGATATTTCCTGAAACAACAAGTGGTAAAATGTCATCTAAACACACAAGACATACAGACGAAAGCCCTCATGGCATTTATGGCAAATTTGACATAAATCACCCATTAGGAGAAACTTATGGAGATACAGGAAGTGCAGCAAGATTCTTTTATTGTGCCAAAGCAAGTAAAGCAGAACGAAATATGGGGTTAGATGATTATGAGGAAAAACAAGTAACAGATGGAACAATTAGATCCAATCAAGAAACTGCAAGAACATTTGGTGCTAATTCTGCTAAAAGAAAAAACTACCACCCAACAGTAAAACCAATAAAATTAATGGAATATTTAGTAAGACTGGTAACACCCAAAGAAGGCATAGTATTAGAACCCTTTGCAGGATCAGGAACAACATTAATCGCTTGTAAGCAACAAGGATTTCAATTTGTGGGTATAGAAAAAGAACAAGAATATTGCGATATAGCAGAAGCAAGACTAAAATCAGTCCAAATACAAGGAACATTATTTTGAAAAACGACATAGAAAACCAAGCAAAAGGTTATCAAGATTTAATAGATGAAGTAGAAAAAGACCAAGAAAAGATAAATGAGCATATTGTTTATCTATTAACTGGGATAGTGGGGGCAAAAGAATTATCAGATCAAGAATATGAAGTATTCATAAACAGAACTCTCTATCATAACAAATTTGACGATATTGGCTATAATATGCAGATTACAGAAAGCACAGCTAAAACCTACTATGGTAGAGCATTAAAGAAACTCCAAGCCACAGCAAAAAGAATCTCTATTAAACACGAAAATAAATGAAAATATTAAATTTATATTCAGGAATAGGTGGGAATAGGCATTTGTGGGGAGATGAACACGAAATAACAGCAGTAGAGATTGATAAAAATATTTCAACTATTTATAAAGAAAAATTCCCAAACGATAAGATAGTCAATACTGATGCACATTCATACTTACTTTATCATTATGAAGAATATGATTTTATTTGGAGTAGTCCACCATGTCCTTCGCATAGTAGAATTATGTATAGCCAAAAAGAAAAGAAATTTGCTGATATGTCCTTATATGAAGAAATAATTTTGTTAGAATCTTGGTTTAAAGGAAAATATGTAGTGGAAAATGTAATACCATACTATGAATATCTTATTGAACCTACAGTCATTATAGGGCGACACCCATATTGGACTAATTTTGATGTCAGTCCACTTGAAATAAAAAATATAGACATTGCAAGATCATCAGCAGACGAATTGTCGGAATATTTAGGCATACCAAAACCCAAATATAAAGCAAGACTATTGTTAAGAAATTCTGTTGAACCCAGAATAGGATTACACCTATTAAAAGAATCGCAAATCAAAAAACAAGGTGAACTATTTAAAACAAATAAGTATGAAAATAAATAGTTCTTTGTAGTCCTAAAAAAAATATTTTCATCAACAATATCAACACTTACAAACATTTAACCCTTAAATAACCCTTTTTTTGTAAACTTTTTGCCCTATATAGTAGAAGGGCAACCTTCCTTTCGTTTTTACGAACATAACCTTAAAAGTGGGGTGATTAGTTTGGCTGCAGTCAAAACAAAAAAGGTTGTTAAACAACCAAAGAACAACGATAAGAAACTAAAAGGTGGAATTACTGGAAAGGGTTGGGTTAAAGGACAATCAGGAAACCCTAAAGGCAGACCACCTAAAGATTTCGCTTTAAATGATCACATTAGAGACATTGCTAATAAACCACTTGGTAGGTCAAAAAAAACAATGCTTGAAGCAGTAATAAGCACAGTATATGATGAAGCCTTAAATGGTAACATGACTGCTGTGAACTTCCTGGCAGATAGAATATTAGGAAAACCTGCACAAACATTAGGAGTAAAAGATATTTCAGACGAACCGATAAAGGTATTTGATATTGATGGAATGGAAGATTGATGCCCAAAGAAAAGCAATTCTTCAGGATAAATCACGATATAAAGTTATTTGTAGTGGTAGAAGATGGGGTAAATCATTTATGTCAGTTATGTGGTTACTGCATACACCACTTAAATCCAACGAGAGAAGATGGATTGTTTTTCCTACTTATAGACAAGCTAAAATGGTATCTTGGAGTTTACTCAAAGACTTGTTTGCAGGTAAGCCAGTTAGGATTAATGAAACTGAATTATCTATCACACTTGACAATGGAGCAAAGATTGAGCTCAAGGGAGCTGACAAACCTGACTCACTTCGTGGGGTCTCAACCACGATGGTAGTGTTAGATGAGTATAGTTATATGAAAGAAAATGTGTGGGGCGAGATTATACAGCCAACCTTAGCAGAAACACAAGGGAAAGCATTGTTTGTAGGCACTCCAACAGGCATACAAAATCATTTCTACGATTTGTATGTTAAAGGACAGTCAAAAGGAAGCGATTATAAGTCTTGGCAGTTTACCACATTAGAAGGTGGGTTTATTTCGGCAGAAGAAGTAGAGAATGCCAAAAAGAATTTAGATAAGAGAACATTTGAGCAAGAATATCTTGCAAGTTTTCTTACTGCTGCAAATAGAGCAGCATATAATTTTAGTAGAGATATTCATTGTAAGAAAATGGATAAATCTCCACGAATGTTTTGGGGTGTTGACTTTGGGGTAGCAAGTTATATGACTGCTGTCCTAATGTGTGAAAATACACAAGGTGAGGTATATGTGTTTGATGAAATAGGATTACAGAACTCAAACACCTTTGAATTAGCAAAGCTAATGCAAGAGAAAGGCAGAGGATTACCAGTATATCCTGACCCTGCAGGAAAAGCAAGAACAAGTAATAGCACAAAATCAGATCATAGAATATTGCAAGAAGCAGGGTTTACTGTTATAGCAAAGAAAGCTAATCCAACTCAAAAGGATAGAATGAATGCTTTAAATAAGATGTTAGAAGATGCGACTGGTAAGCATAGACTATTCATTAATCCTAAATGTAAGAACATGATAAGGGATTTAGAATTATGCACAGTAGAGAATGGGCAAATACTAAAAACAGAAACCTTATCACACTTTTTAGATGGATTAATGTATCCTATTGAATATCGTTATGGATTTAAAGGGCAAGGAACTTCAATCCAATGGTAATGTTTATATTAGGGCTTTGTGTAGGAATTATCATATCATTTATTGGTGCAATGATGTGGGGTTATCAATTAAGTAAAAAGGAAGACGAATTAAATCAACAACTAATCAAGGAATTTCAAGACAAGTATATGGAAACCCAAGATAATAAATTTTATAAAAGGTATGAATCATGATTATTTATAATTTAACAGAAAAGATGCTACATGACTTGCTTATGGACACCATACAAGAGGGAGTGCAAAAAGAACACGAAGAACGAGAACGATTATTAGACTACTATGAAGGGATCAACCTGGAACAAGACATTAAAGGGTATTTCGATAGCGATAGTTTATCTCAAATACCACCAATGTATATCAATTTAGTTCGTGCAATCATTAGTCGTAGAGCATTAGTATATCAACAAGCACCAATAAGATATAACGATAAGTATAACGAAGTCATTGGAGATTTAGACTCATTCATGAAACAATTTGAGCAACTGACTTATCTATTAGGAACAGAAGCACTCTATACTCATTGGGACGACAATGCAAAGAAACTAAAGTATCGTCCTATTCACTTCTTTACACCATTCTTTAGACCAAACGAAGATGAACCATTTGCTATTATTTATCAAGCAGAAAGCCAATTACAAGCACGAACAGAAGATGCTCAATATATGTTTTGGAGTAAAGATACTGAAGATATGGAAGGAAAACACTTCTGTATATCCTCAAAAGGAAAGATTACTTCGATGATAGAGGGCGATAGAAACCCTTATGGTGATGTCTTACCATTTAACATAGCACATAGACACCCATACACAAGAGATTTCTTTAGAGAAGGGGCAAGTGATCTTGTCAATGGTATGAGAAGTGTGAATATTATGTTGACTGAATTAGCTTTGCATGGCAGGTTTCAATTAGGACAACCAGTATTTACAGGATTAGATACTGAACAACGAATTAGTATGGGACAAGATAAAGCATTAGTATTACCTGAAGGTGCTAACTTTAATTATGCAACTCCGAATGCGAATGTCCAAGCCATGATTGAATCAACCAAGTATATGGTAGATAGTATTGCACAAGCAAACAATGTCAAGATTAACTGGACAAGCAACCAAGCAGAAAGTGGACTATCAAAGAAAATGGGTCAATTGGATTTAATGGATTCACTTCGTAGTGATATAGAACAAATTTATAGACCATTTGAGAAAGAACAATTTAAGATTGCACAACGAATATGTGAAGTATCAGGTGGGATTAATTTAGGGGATCAATTCAGTATAGACTTTGCTGAAAGAGAAGTGCCTATGAGTCAAGATGAAGAAATCAAATACTATGATTGGGCATTTCAAAACAATATTGAAACAAGACAAAGTTATTTAAGAAAGAAAAACCCTGATTTACAAGAAGAAGAAATACAAGGCATTGTAGAACAAATAGATGCTGAACAACCACAAGAACAAGACGAAACACAATCTATTATTGATAAAATAGGAAACCAAGTTGGCTAATTTAGATTTTTTCAACAGAGAGATAGCAAATATCCAACAACAGTTAATTGATAAGTTGGATAATCTTGTAGCAGGACTTACACAAGTGTCTGATACAGAATTAATGCGACTTGCTAAACAAATAGATTTCTTTGACGAAATGGAACGATTAGGGTATGGTAGATTATTGCAAAGAGTAAGTGATGCTTATGATAACCAAATAGCATTGGTGTTTGCTGAATTAAGTCGTAGAGAATTAGCAAGAGTTCCTGCAGTAAGTATTGAAACATTAAGACAATTAAGAGATTTTGAAATGACATATCTTACAGGACAAGCAAGGCAGTATGCAGACCAATTAAAGAATGCAATGTTAAGGGGTATTATTACTGGACAAACTAATGCACAAATTGTGTCAGGACTTGCAACTGGATTTGGTGTAGGCACTTTTATTAGTAGTAGTGAAACTTCATTCTTGATTGGCGATGCCTTTGCAAGATTCTCTAACACATCAAGAGCCAAAGCATATGAGGAA